GAATGCAATTTGAATCTCGCTCATCAATTAGTAAATGGGAAAACGGTACTGAAATGCCTTCATTGAACAACTTATTAAAAATGTGTGAGATATTCAATTGTGAGATTGGATATCTGCTGTGTGAACCTGGATTTGATTTGCCAACAAGAAAATCAACAGATATTCAAGAGACTACTGGGCTTTCCCAAAAAGCAATCACTACGTTAACGACGTTAAGAACCTATATAAAGGGGTATCATTGTCCACTTAATCCAATACTAGAGCATGAGAGCCTAACCGAATTATTGTCGGTAATTCAGAATCATGTATGGAGTTATAACCGCGGTCATTATAGAATCGAAGATGAAAAACCCGAAACAATTGAAGCCTTAGCCAATACATTTAATTGTGAACCTAGTGATTTAAAGAAATATATAGAAACATCTTCACAATCCCTAATTGAATCGACCCTTATGAAAATAGTCAATGATATTAAGTAACTAAAAAAGCTCCTGCAAAAGCAGGAGCAAAGTTAGTAATATGTTTCTATATAAACTTGTGGATAAAAACTTCTACGTCCTTTAACAACTAAAATTGATTTGTATGCAGGTTTTTGCTATAATAAATATGTAAAATTGCGGATGTAATTTAAGCTATTGTGACAGAAAACAATTAAAATAGATGTGTCTACATATCTATAGGAGAAAGTTGCATGTTTAATACTGATAAACCAATAAATCAAATGTGTGAGGACGCATTAGGGCGTAGCGCATTTTCGAAACAACTTGCAAATGCCATTATAAACTTTAAAACAAAAGATAATTATGCAGTATCTTTACAAGGTAAATGGGGATGTGGAAAAACATCTATTATCAATATGGCCATTGAAGAAATTACACAATTGTCAGAAAATATGGATGAGAAAGAAAAAATAATCATAATACAATTTAATCCATGGAATTTTACAGATACAAACCAATTAATAAACCAATTCTTTTTAACACTTACTAATTCATTAAAGATAAAGAGTAAAGATAAAAAAATTAAAAATGTTGGAGCAGCAATAGAGAAATATTCTTCTGCACTTGAATATTCAGAATACATCCCTGTTGTAGGAAAATATTTAAAGCTTTTACCTAAATTATCATCTGCATTTGGAAAGTCCATAAAAAACAATGCAGAATCAAAACTCAATGATGTATCTTATAGAAAACATGAAGTGGAAAAAGCTTTGGTCGATATGAATTCAAGAATTTTAGTAGTAATTGATGATATAGATCGACTTTCAAATGAACAAATACGGCTAATTTTTCAATTGGTTAATGCCGTTGCAGGTTTTCCGAACACAACTTATCTTCTTTCCTTTGACAAAGATATTGTTTCTCGTGCTTTAGGAGATGTACAAGGATGCAATGGACAAGAATATCTTGAGAAGATAATTCAAGTCCCCTTTGATGTTCCACCCTTGAGCATTTCAAAACTTCACAACATTCTATTTGACAAACTAAACGATATAGTAGAATTATCGAATGGTATAGATTTTGACACAAAACGTTGGCGTAAGGTTTTTAATTCTTGTATTAGTCCTTTTATAAACACTTTGCGAGACGTGAATAGATACTGTAATACTTTGTCATTTACCTATGCAGCAGTAAAAGAAGAAGTGGATTTTATTGATATGTCGGGAATAAGTGCTTTGCACTTGTTTGCTTCACCTATCTATGAATGGATTAGGGAGAATAAATTTTCTCTAGTTGGTGGATATAGTGGTGGTGGAGTAGTACTAAATGAACTAAATAAACATAAGGAAGATACATTAGAAAGCTTCAAAAAAATATACCCTGAAAATCCAATTATTATGCTAAATGCTGTTGCGAGCTTATTTCCAGTGTTCTCGAATAGTGTACTATACCCTACTGATACAACATCAAACCGCGAATTAAATCAAGCAATGCGGATAGCAGCGAAAGACAGGTATGATCTATATTTTACATTTTCGCTTGACAACATAACTATTAGTAGACGTGATCTGAATAACTCTATATTAAATATGGAAGAACAGGAATTAAGAGCTTACATTAATTTTTTAAATGAATCCAAGCTTTTCAATATTTATTTAGAGGAAATAAAAAATAATTTATCACGGATTCCCGAAGATAGGATAGAACTCTTTTTAAGTGTATTAGTATTTCAAAGTGGGAGAGTCTCTGAAGAACAGACGCATTTAATCGGTGCTAATATCAACGATTTTAGTATTTATACAATTTCAGATTTGCTTTTCCGGATTGTTGATGAAAACAAGAGACATGATATTATTATTAAAATGTTTTCTAATACTGATTTTTTATCATTTCAATTTTTATTGCATCTATTGCATATAATTGAATTAACTTATGGGCGAGTTGCAGAAACAAAATACATGAGAGAAGAAAAACTTATTACTTTAGAACATCTGTATATGCTGGAAGAGGTGTTTCTTGAAAGGACAAAAAGTTTTATAACAGAAATAGACCTACTTGATTGGCAAGAGGCCCGAAGAGCATCCTTTCTTTGGGAGTTCATAGATAAAGAGTCGTATAACGCTTATATGAAGGAAACATTATCTAATGAATTATCTGTGCCTAAATACATATCAATAAAAGCAAGTGAGTGGTCTGAGAGTAATGGCACATGTGGTTATATAATTAAGGATCAATCGAACACAGATTTTATTGATGATACAACCATAATAGACACAATAAATAAAGTAAGATTTAGTGCTTCGTTTTGGGCATTGGATAAAAGAGTAATTGATACTTCTGCCGCATTTGTTTTAAAATCAAAAGATTCTACAAACAATCACGAAGACAACATGCCACTTATTAATGCTTTAATTGATGAGTGGAAAAAAGAGTTTACAGAACAAGCAGCTCTGTAACAACATTCACTGCATAATGCCGTTACAACCACCGTGTCACGGCGAAACCACCCACGAAGTAAAACATTTTTGTTTTTGGCCTGTGTTGCTCCACCACACAAAAACACCCTCGCCGAATCCCGGCGGGGGTGTTTTTGTGTGGCATGCGGTGAGAGAAGAGAACAGCACGGCGCACCGCAGTGCGCAAAAAACATGCCGGCGGCATGTTTTTTAGTGCGCGGGTAGATTCCCCCTACCTCCATCAAATGGACATTACGCGAACACCTATTACTTCAGCGGCGGCTTTGCCGTGATGGTGTTACTGTAAAGTGAAAACAGAAAGATTGAACAAGCTTAATTTGTTCAATCTTTGATAAAACAGGCTCTACTTTATTGGTAGAGTCTGTTTTTATATTCCGTGATGATTGATATTAAGCAGTAAATGAACTTTGTATAAAAGTAATCAGGGACGGAATAAAATTATTTGCTGTTTCATAAAACGTACAGCAAGTCAAAAGGTCATTGACAATATAGAACAAACGTTCTAAAATGATTTTAAGTTCTATAGAAGAACTTCTTAAAAAGCGAGCGCTATTATAAAAATTGTTTTTAAGCTTTTTATGGAGACTTCTGTAGGAAAAGTTCATTTTTCAACAGATAATTTAAAAGGGGGAAATAGAGTTAAAGGAATGGCTAAGCTGACAAAAGTAAAATTACGTGCGGAGGGATTATAATGACTGCAAAAGAGTTATCTCAATACAAAAGCGCGAAAGCGGAATTGTCCGGAATCCAGAAGGAAATGCAAAATATGCCGGATCAGATAGAAGTTATGGATACGGTGACTTCCTCATCTTCAGAGTATCCTTATACGGAACGTTTGCTTACTGTGCGCGGTACAATGGCAAACCTTGAAAAGGAGCGGCTGAAAAAACGCGCCGAGCGTTTGGAAAAACTCGTTTCTGACGTCGAATTTTTTTTAGACAAGATTGAGGATGCAAATATTCTCCGTGTTTTGAAACTGCATTATGTTGAAGGCTTTCAATGGGGAGAAGTCGCGATGGAGATGGGCATCAGCCGCTCTGGAGAATCTTACAGAAAGAAAGCCGAACGATTTTTAAAAAAATTTTCTAATGCGTCCTGAATGTCCTGCATGTCCTTTTTGAACCTGCTAGAATTATAATCAGAGATCGATAGGTACAGAAAAAGTTCTGGACTTTGCGGCTGACGCAAAGTTGATTCTCTTAATTTATTTACACACGAAGGTGCGGCGCCCTGCTCGGAATGATCCCGCATTCCGAAGGGCGAAAGGTACCAGGCGTGCAACTGAAAGACGGCTTTAAACAGCGGCGGGACGTCTAAGCAGATAGTAAATTAATTAAGCGTTTAACCCTTTTGATAAGATCTCTAAAAGTAAAGGTTGTCATTCCTGCGATTGGTACTTCTCTATAAATATTAGTTATACGCGTCCTATTTAGGAGTAATCACCAGTATAGCATAATATAAGCATAGCTTTATATTACACTATATTGGGAAGCAGCTTTTATTTCGGACAGGCAAAAGCAAGGGGATTTATGTCGGATTTCGATGGAAGTATTCAGTTGTTTCGCCTTTTCTGAACGCCTGCTAAGAATCTGCATAAAAACTGCAAATTTAGATGTGCTCTTATTTGGATTGATTCACAGACACGCAGGTCTATGACAATACTGACGCATAGCTCAAGAATTATTTATTGATAGGTTGATACCTAGTCGGCTTACGTCAAAATCTGCCATACTGAATATGCCGTGGGTTATCAGCAGGATTTTCGGCTGGTGAAAGGTTTGAAAATACCGTTTGAAAAGACCGGCATTTCGACAATCTTGGAGCCTGGCGTATAAACAGTTTTCGGAGGTGGAGAATCATTGCTCAGCGCTTTAAAGACATATCTGGAATCGCAGGGATATGAGAACGTATCCTACGAGATGATGCCGGATATGTCACAACAGGTGCCGGCTGTCAATCTCGTAAAATTGGACCATATAGTCGATGAGATTAATGACGGGACAGGCACCCAAATTATTCAGGTGCAATGCCGTAGGGTTAGCTATGAAGAGGCTTACAACGCGTGTAAAGGGATTTTTACACTGCTTGACAGCGGCATGAATGAAAGTATTGTCCAACTGACGGACAAGGTCTTTTGTATTGCGCGCCCGCAGCGCGGTCCTTTGCTATTGGAGCGCGGGGACGGGTTTGTTACAATTTATTGCGAAATTGCCCTTTGGGGTAAAAATTGAAAGGAGATTTTAAATATGGGAAAGAAATATCTGAGAGGTTTTGCAAACTGCGGCTATGCACAGGTAGAGGAAGATACGGTAACAGCATATAAGGTAGGCGAGGTTACAAAGCTTGCCGGCGCCAAGAGCTGTGCACCAACCGACAACAAGACGGAATATACTATCTACGCGGACGACGAAATCTATGACAACGGCTCCGAGTGGAAGGATTCTACGCTTGTAATTACCCTTCAGGAAGCTGAGGCGAAGGACATCGCGGCTCTTACTGGAGCGGCTTTCGACGAATCGACCGGTGAGCTCAAAGAAGGTTCGCGCGACAACGCGCCTCTCGTTGCGTTCACATTTTCTGCGCTGAGAAGCGATTTCGGTTACCGTATGTTCCGTTATCCTTCCTGCCGCTGCACAGGCTATAAAATCACCCATAATACAAAGGGTGAAACGACAGAGGCACAGGCTTACGAGCTGACCTTCAAATGCTCCCCGCGTAAAATCGACCATATTATCAGAGAAACAAAGGATGTCGAGCAGGGCACGCCGCTGACCTGGATTGAAACCATTCCTTCTTTGCCTGAAACACCCGCGGAGGGTTAATCAATGTTTGGAAGAGATAAAAGCGTCAAAATGAGCGCGCCGAAAAGCTACATATTATACGGCGTGAAAATTCGCAAACTGCCGGTTGGAAAATATGTTCAGGTAATGGAAGCGGTCAATAATCTTCCCGCCATATTGCTGGATGATATTTTTCCCGATACGTCTGACTTTGGTACGCTGATCGCACAGCTGAACGTAATGAAACGCGATGAGTTCCTAGATATTTTTGGCAAAATTTTAAGTGTTGCGCCAAAACGGTTTTGTATGCTTTTATCCGATTTGCTGGATATTCCTCAGGAATGGCTGCTTGATTCTGAATGTGAGAATGCACTGAGCCTCAAGGAATTGGCGGAAATCGTCCAGGCATTTGTTGAACTCAACGATTTAACGGATTTTTTCGTAATCGTGCGCTCGATCAAACAGAGGTTGAGCGCACGGACGAATACTGGCTCCAGCGCTGGTTAGCGGTTGCGCAAAGCATAGGCATAAGCAAGCAGGAACTTTTTGAGCAATATTGTTATGATGAGTTTATCGCCATGATGGACGCTTACAATGAGATGCACAGCATCGATTCCGACAGCGCAAGGGACGAGGAAGTTTATGCGGACGAGCTTTAAACACGCAGCGGCTAATATTAAGGTTCTGATTTAATTTCTGCGGAGAAATTCCGTTTATATATTTTAGTGCACGCATTAAAAATTGCCTTATTCGCCTTATTAGTAATTGTAGTAAAATTTTATTTATGCCATTGGTTTTTTGAATATATACGCTTGTTTTTAATGCTGAATTATGGTAAAATTTTGCTGAGGTGAATGCGGTATGTTTTGTAAAAAATGTGGTGCTCAAATCGAGGACAACAGCGTATTCTGTAAGGAATGTGGGGAACGGCTAGAAGAACAGCAGAAAAAGCCGATGTCTAAAAAGAAAAAGCGTATTATTATCATTTCGGCTGCGGCAGCGGTGCTGGTAATCGCGGGAATCATATTCGGCGTGCTGTATATGAATTACGTAAATGAACAGAAAGAAGAAGCTTTCTCGGGCGTTGAACTCTATGAGCAGGATGGGAAAAATCACTTCGTGCTCACAGCGGAATCGTTTGCGAAAAAGTTTAATTATTTCAGTGATGGAATTAAGCTGGGGGAAGCAAAACCCTATCTTGATGAGGATGGCACTTTTATGCAGACTTGGAGCTTTGATAATAAAAATTCTATCACTCTGTTTTATGATATGGAGGCATTGTTGTCAGATGGAATAATGATTGTCTGTTACGATGATGAGTTTTATCAAAATAATCTTCCGACGGCATTGCGTGTTTTTTATCCGTTTATCCCCCAAAATGAGATAAAGAAATGTCAGGAAAAAGTAAATCAGGTAAAAGCAGGAGATGATAGCCAACTTTACTATTATAAAGATATTATTGTTGTTGTCGGTCGTGAAAATGATGATTCTATATTTTTCTCTATTCATACAAAACGTTCAGAATAATATGGATGATAGTGCCTTTAGTTTTTTAAAGAAAGCTGTTGTTTGATAAAAAGCACCTGCCGTACGGCAGGTGCTTTTGTTATATATTTTTTAAGAAAGGGATGATAAATTTGCCGGAAGAACGTAAAGCTGGCAGGCTGGTCGCTGAGCTTGTGCTTGATACCAGCAAGGCGCGGGAAGAAGCGGAATCTGTCAAAGAAATACTTGCTTCGGACAATATAGGTGCCGGAATCGATATTTTTACTACTGCCCTGCGGACATTTGACCAGGTTTCTCCCGATGTGATTGGTAACATATCAGATATTATCACACAGGTTGAAGCGGTCAAACAGGCGTTTCAAAGCGGCGCGAGTCCCGCGATGATGTGGGGCAACGTCATTGCGGCGGGAGCGGGCGCGGCTTTTACGCTCATTTTCTCTATGATAGAGCAAATGAAACAAAAACAGGAAGAGGCACGTCAAAAGGCTGTACAGCTTACAGAAGAATACGATGAAAACAGTAAATCATTACAAGAGCTTACCCGGGAATATTCAAGCCTGAAGCAAACGCTTGATTCTGGAGGTCTTTCTTACGATGAGGAAATCAAGGCGAAGAAGGAACTTCTTGCAGTACAGGAAAAATTAGTTGAGATGTTTGGAAGTGAAGCAAGTGGCTTAGACCTTGTCAATGGTAAGCTTGAAGATCAGACGAACCAAATAGAAAAGCTATCCGTTGCGCAGGCGAAAAAATATCTGCAAGATACTTTCAACTCTGGACAAGATGCAGAAAAAACACTTAATCGGGAAGAGACGTATCAAATAGGTTTCGTACAATTCACACATGATATGGATGAGGCCGAAAGAAAATTAGCGGAACGCCTAGAATCTTTCTCTACGAATACTAGAAGCACACATATAACCAATGATGTTATTGACACCTCATATTTTGAATTAAAGCTTAAGACCGATAATGCTGAAGACGAACTAAGAGAATTGTTTGAGGTGATTGAAAATGATCAAAAAGCACTAGGTGATGATATTTCTAGCAGCGCAAAAGAGCAATATCTAAATGTGTTATCTGAAATAAGTAAAGCAATAGAGCAGTCATCAAGTAAAGAAATTACAGACGCAAAAAATATTAAAAATAAAATAGGTTTTGCTAACGAAGTATTTAATTCAGAAAATGACCGCGATTTCCTTTCAAATATGGAAGGCCAGTATAAACAGACGCGCAATAATATTGACGCAATGCTGGAGCTTTCCTCCGCATACGAAACACTCTCAAGCGGGCAAAAGCTGAGTACGGCTTCCCTTATTGACCTATGTGACAGATACCCGGAGCTTGCTGCATATATTGAAGAAACTGGAGACGTCAGCTTTCAAAATGGTGAAAAGATTAAAGACCTTCACCAAAAGCAAACAGACGCAGCAATCAGGGACCTGGAACAGCAGAAAGCCGTTCTTGAGGAGAAAGAAACCCTGTCGAGTGAAGAAATTGCACTACTGGCAAACGTAAAAGAAACACTATTTGCATATAAAGCTAATGCTGAGGGCTTACAGTCACTTGATCTCTCCGCAGTAAGCAGCGAACTGTCCAACCTCGGCAACGCATACGCAACTTTACATGACGGACAGGAACTCGACATGAATACCGTTTTGCAAATGATCGACACTTATCCTGAATTTGCCCAGGCAATTGCTTCCGGGTCGCTCTCTCTATCAGACCAGGAGGCCGTGGTAAAATCCTTGTTTGAAGCAAAAAAAGCTGAAGCTTTAGCAAGCATTGAAAGCGACCGGCAGAAAACGGAATCTTTGCGTAACACGACGCAGGACACGATCGAAATGCTGAATATACAAATCGCTGCATACGCAGCAGCAGGCGGTGGTTTTGGAAATATTTATGGACAGCTTGCAGATGCGCAGAAAGAGCTTGATACTTACAACAAGCAGCTCGACCAATTAGACGCACGTGAAAAAGCATTCCAATCCTTCAGCTTAGACGACTTCACTCAAAAATCATCACGCCCTACCTCAAACGTTGCAAACAACCGCAACGAGGCGCTGCAGCAGGAGCTTAAGCTTCTTGAACACCGGAAATCCCTGAACCAGGTTTCCGCACAGGAAGAGGTCGCTTGGCTTGAACGCATCAATTCCACATACTCAAAAAACTCCGATGAACAGATGGATATGGAAAAACGTCTGTATAACGCGCGTAAGGCGCAGCAGGAGGCGGAGGAAAGGGCGGCTAAAGAAGCGCTTGACGCTGCACTCAAGGGGATTGAAAACAAAAAGGCGCTCGGTAAGCTTACGACGGAGGAAGAAATCAATCAGCTGCAGCGTATTCGGCAGACCTACCGAATGAACGCTGAGGACGCAATGAGCCTTGAAATCCAGCTCTATAACTTGAAGAAGAATCTGCAGAATGAGCAGACAGACAAGCTGGACAACATTGCGGACGGTGTTATCAAGGCGCTGGAAAACAAATACGAGAAGCAAAAGGAGTCCGAAACAAAGCGGATTAACCAGTCGATTGACAGCTGGAAAAAATGGGAGAACGAAACGGTTTCCGCAATCCAGGGACAGATCGACGCGCTCGACGAGCTTTCCAAGGCACAGGAGAGTGAGGAACAGCGCCAGGAATATGAACAGAAAAGGCAGGCGACCGCCCTGCAGCTCGCTTACGAAAAGGACGATTACAACCGTAAACAGCTTCAAAAGGAATTAAACCGTCTCGATAAGGAAGAAGCAAAGCGGTTGGAAGCAGAAGCGCGCGAGAAGCAAAAGGAAGAGCTGCAAAAGCAGATGGACAAGGTAAAGGAGGAATCCGAAAAACAGCAGGAGATGCTTAAAAAGCGGCAGGAAGCCCTGAATAAGCAGTACGAAAAGCTTACCTCATCTTTTGCGCTCGAGCAGGAAGCGCAGAAAATCATCATGCAGCAGGGTATGAACGGCGTAATCAATCTGATTAATTCGTATGCCCCGGAATTCAACCTCGCTGGAAAATCGCTCGCAGATAAGCTGTTTGAAGGCTTTAAGAGCCACAATTGGGACATCGACGCATATGCCGATTATATCCAGAAAGGGGTCAGCGCCGCTTATACAAAGGCTGCCAGTACCGCGGCCAAGGCAGCGGACGAATTTTGGAGGTCGCGCATAGAATATGACCGCCAAACAGGGATGACGACCGCGCAGGTTAAAGCGCCGAAAATCGATTTGACCGTTAATTTCAACCAGCCGGTGGAGAGCCCGATTGAGACACAGCGCAGGCTGCAGAATGTAGCGCGGGAGCTTGCGCGCCAGATTATAAAGTGAAAGAAGGGATAAAATGCAGGAATTGATTTATGTACCGCCCAGCGGCTCAATTGCGGATTTATCGCGCTGTGCGGAATTTAAATTTCAGGAGCCGTATTTGCTTTCTGAGCTATCCGGTATCAGCGGAATGGATTACTCGATGGTTACGAGCGAGGCCGCGGGCATAGACGGCGTAATCGTACATGGGCTTCATGTGCCGAGCAGGCAGATTCCCTGTACGGTATATGTCAAGGGTGATACGCAGCAAAAAATGTATCAAAACAGGCTGGAATTAATCTCCAAGCTTGCCCCGCGGCAGGAGCCGGGAGAGCTTTATTACCGCAACGACTATATTTCGGTAAAAATCAAGGCATACCCGACGCTTCCGGCAAATTTTACGGAACGCATCAATACCTATAACAAATGTAGCGTTACCTTTACTGCGCCGGAACCATATTGGGAAGGCATAGAATCCGGAAGCGTCGACATGGCGTATTTGGACAATGTAGGCTTTAAATTTCCGTTTGCTTTCTATCGTAAGGTGGATAGCTCGGTACATTACGCGGTTAATTTTGGTGTGCAGCAGAATACCGTGGACATTATGTACCAGGGTTCGATTCCCGCACCGGTGCGTATCACCATTACGGGAGAGGCTCCGTCGCCGAAAATAACAAACGAAACAACGGGTGAAGCCATTTATGTGGAAAACCTGTCTTTGGAAGCAAACGAGAGCGTAACGATTTACACGAAAAAAGGGGAAAAAAGCGTCAAGCTTCAGCGAGACAACAATATATCAGACGCGTTTCATCTGGTAAGCGTGCGCTCGAAGTTCTGGTCGTTACAGCCGGGCAGGAACGTCATTACCTATGAATCCGCCGACGACCTCAAGCACGCGCGCGTAAACATCGAGTGGACGAATCTTTATGCGGGGGTGTAACGATGAAATGGCCGGTTATTAAAGTTATGACTCCCAGTAAAGTTTTTCTGGGAGAATTGGATTTCTACACTTCTCTTCGTTTTAAACGGTCCTGGCAGGGTGTGGGAGAATTCGAAATACACATTATAGGCTCTCAACCCTACCGCCCGGAGCTATATGCGGAAAATAACCTGATTATGCTGGACGACGACGTACAGCACGCTGGAATTATTCGCAGGACGGAACTCATCCTTAGTAATAATAATCTGGAGATTATCATACAGGGCCAAAACCTCGATGGCATTTTAAGCCAACGTATCGTTCTCCCTTATGAGGGAGAAGCAAACGGGGGATATTTCTGCATTCCTAAAAAAGAATCCGCCACAAGTCAAGTAGAACCAGTTGCCGCGGAAACAATCATCAAGGAATTTGTACGGGGACAAATCCCTTACAGGGTATCATCTAATGCAGACAATCCCCGCAGTATGTTTTTAAGTATCGCAGAAGATATGGAGCGCGGCATGAAAACGGTTTGGATGAGCCGTTATGAACCGCTCGATGAAGTGCTGCATGATATTTGTGAATATACTGATATGGGTTATGAAGTGTCTATTGTACCTGGAAGTAACATTACACAAGATTATGGTTTCGATGTAATTGTTGGCGTTGACCGGACGGAAGGACAGAACGAAAATTCACGCGTCCTTATGTCGCTGGAATTTGATAGCATCGCTGATATTCATTATACGATGGATACAACTTCCTACCGCAACGTGGCCTACGCCGGCGGTGCGGGAGAGGACAATAACCGAACAGTTTTGACAGTTACGAATGAGAAAATAATGCCGGACGGGTATAAAAGGAAAGAAACCTTTGTGGACTGCGGTTCTCTTGAAATTACTGAGACCGACACGGCTCTGTCCCTTGCGGAAGAGGGAAAGCATAGGCTCCAGGAATATATGCGGGCGGAAAGCCTGACGGCAAGCATATCTTCCGCAAGCCCTTTTAAGTACCGCGAGCATTACGATTTGGGCGATCTTGTCACAATCTATGTCCCGGAGCTTGGCCTTGCCCAGGATATGCGCATAACGGAGGCGGAGGAATGCTTTGAACCGAACGGCATATCCTTAAATATTACATTCGGTACGGCACAGCCGCATATTGGACGGGCAATCCGTGCGCTGCAGCCGAAAATTAGATAGGAGGAATTTAAATATGGCAGAAAAATCAAGATTTTTTGACAGTTCCCCAAACGACATCAGGGAGTACAGCGCGGATGAATTCGCAGAGGTATTCCGCACTTTTTTTTCTACGGGAATTGTAAAAGACGGCGCTTCTAACAGCTCAGCAAATAACGCTTTGAAGGTGACAAAAGGAAGTGCTTCGGGTACGGTGGAGGTATCTCCAGGCTATGCTATGCTGGAAGGCCATTGGTATCATAACGACCAAAAAATTGTTCTAAACATTCCGCCGACAACGGATACACCGCGTAAGGATTTGGTAATTCTTCGCTTTGATAAAATGCAGAGAGAAATCAAGGCGACTTACAGGCAGGGCACGGCAACCTCGGAGCCGCCGATGATAGACTCCCCCAGAAGCTTCGACCTGCCGCTTGCTTATCTTTTTATTGCGCCGGGCGGCAGCCAAATCATAAACCTGGAAGACCGCCGCACAAAGTTTTGCCAAGCGCTCTATACAATTAATCTCAATGAATTTAATGCGGAATTTAATCTAGCATTAGCAAAATTTACGACGGATTCGCGAGAGGCAATCACCAATCTTCACGCAAACGCTACTGAAGTACTGACCGATTACCTTGAAGACGAGCCCTCCGCTACAAGGCTGTTCAATATTGTACTTGGAAAGGACGGAGCAGGCTCAGGGCTTGACGCCGACCTGCTCGACGGCAAGCAGGGTTCGTATTATCTCAATTACAGCAATTTGGCGAATAAGCCGACTATCCGCCAGATACATAGCGGAACGTCAGCGCCCGCCGCGTCGCTCGGCAGCAACGGCGACATCTACGTAATGTACGAGGGGTGAGCGTATGGCTGATATTCAAAGCACCTACAGCATGTCCACAATTCCGGAAATCAGGCATACCGTTGCGTATGAAACCAAACGGTCCGGGACTACAGTATATTACCGCTTTAAAATATCTACAGCGCCGGTAAGCGGCGCCTCTTATTTTGGCTATAACCTGGTCTGCTCGATTACACTCAACGGCAAGACGGTTGCTTCGAATGCGGAGCTGAAACCCGCTTCGCCGAGCACATGGACCTCAGCGCGCGTGAAGTACCTGCCGTCAAGCACGGGCTGGTATTCGGTGACTGGCGTTACGTCCGCGGCTACGCTGCCCGCGAAAATTACCTTTGCAAGCACGCAGACGTCCGGCTCCGCGTCAAGCGGGAACCGGACGGTCAACGTTCTCGCCGGCTCCGCTCCGACATCTCCGGCTATAGTGCTTTCTGATACGGCTGTTCTGCCAGCTACAGTGGTTAAGGTTGGCGTGACCGGAGGCTCATGGGGAGACAGCGGAGCAGGTAAATTTAATTACCAGTACAGCACGAACAACAGCACTTGGACGACGTTTTATACCGGTACGGCAAAATCACAAAGCTTTCTGCCCTCCTCTTACGGAGGAAAGGCGGGAAGCGTCTTTTATTTCCGCGTTCAGACGGTAAACGCCCGCGGACTGTCGGTATATACCAAAACGGTGTCCCTGCGTATTATATCTCCGCCGGTTGAAACAGGGAAAGCGCGTGTTAAGGTAAACGGCGCTTGGAAACAGGGAACGGCGTATGTTAAGGTAAACGGCGTCTGGAAAAAAGCAAAAAAGGTTTGCGTCAAAGTAAACGGCGCATGGAAGGATGGTGCATAAATGGAAGCAAGAATAATTGAAATGATTGTTTCTCCAGATGAAAATGGGAATAAGCTGACAGCGGGGCAGGTCACACTTGGCTATGCCGGTGAGCACCAGGCAACACAGCTTCAATTTACACTTCCCAAAACATGGTCTGAAAACGATAGTCTGAGGTTTTATGTAAGCCTTTTGGCTGCAAATGGAAAGGCCTATAGGACAGAGCTGCAGGAATGGCCGGTAGCTGTTTTATTGCCCGCGGCAGTTACGTATGAAGGGAGCCTGTATGTCCAGGTCATTGCGGTTCCCGTAGACGATGAAGCGCTTGAGGTCAAAAAATCCTCCTGCTTTAAAGGGACGATTGAAAAGAGCCTCGGCGAAGTGCAGAGCCTGCCTGAGGATGCGACTGCCGGCCTGCTGGAGCAGAGCCTCAAGGATTTTTATGCCGCGATGCAGAAGCTAGACGAAACCGCAAAATCGCTGCCGTATATTGGAGATAACGGCAATTGGTACGTATACAATCCGGATTTAAATACGTACGAGGATTCAGAAAAACCGGCTTTGCCGGAAAGCTTTGCAACCCTTGACCGGCAGTACGCGGGTACAGCCGTTATATCTACAGCAAACAGTTATAAGATGAATGAGAAACAGGTTGTACCGGGCTCAAAGGTAATTTTGACGATGACAGACGGCTCAAATGTCGCAAGGTTTGTCAGAACGGACGGCGCTCCTCTTTATTACTATGGAACAGACCAGGTTGTGGAGGCGCTTGGCTTCGACGTGCCGATTGAGGTTGCCGCGGAGGACTTGATTGCGGGTATTAACGTTTACAGCGGCGGGGCGTACACCATCGAGTACCAGACCGCGCCGTCAAAGGTATTTTTCGATTACGCTGACAGCACCGCAGAGAACGCTGCAAACGTTGCCGCAGAAAACACGAAGCGAGAGCTGGAAGAGCAATATAAACCGTACTGGAACAACCAGGTAACCGGGAAGGCAAGCGGCGCGGCTGCGGAAATTTCTGGTGCGGCTGCGGGTACGGAGCTTAAAAGCCTTGTCATATCAGGAAATACATCCGTAGGGGCCGGAGCCGAGGAAGGTCAAGCGGACGCATTTCCCGTCACGCCGTCTAAGGTATATCTATGTGGTACAAACCTGCTGAAATTAAAGCAGGATACGCGCACGACGGGCGGGCTCACTATGACCTGTGATGGGGACATTATTTCCATTGCCGGGACGTGTAAGGGTACGAACCTATATGCCTTAGAAAAAATCACGCGGTTTGATATACCGTTTACTCTGCATATTGAGGTGCTTTCCGGCGGTTCAACGGGAAATGGAATGTATTTTGATTCAAACCATCTCATCGCATTTAAAACACTGACGAGATACTTCCCTAATGGAACTCTAAATTGGAAGGGAAACCCACGCTGGATAACGAACGACTGCGTTTTTACCGAGGATTTTTCCTGCCGTATTTGGGTGACGCCGGGCAACACGCCGGACATGCCGTATGAGCCTTACCGTGAGCAGGAAATTTTGCTGCCGGAGGGTCTTACCCTTTATGGCTCGCCGGACGGTTTTCGGGATATCTACGATGCTGCTTCGGGTTTGCTTACGAATCGCTGTACAAAGCTGCCGCTTACAGGCGGATGGATTTTTTCCTACAGCCCAGAGGCTGCAACAGTCACTTGGATTACAAATCCGTATTATGCGGCAAGCAAGCAGTACTACCTTGTGCACAACGGTACCGTGACGACGCACACCACCGATTGGCAGGGGAAAATTAGTATGACCGTCAGTAAGTCCGATGCGGGAATCACCGCTGAGGACACGGCGGGAACCGCCGCCCAGAAAATAAGAACGTATTTTGCAAGCTCGTACGCAATCTTACCGCTCAAACAGCCGACGGCCGCACAGCTTGCGCCTGTTTCGGTGCGCCTGGACTCAGGCCGCGTTACGGTGCTCGCGGAGCAGGGGGACACCGAGGCTGTATTCTGCCGCGATATAAACGGAGCTTACGTGGATTTGCTTGAGTATGCCACTTCGCTGGAAGCGCGTATTGCGCAGCTTGAAAGCGGTGCGTAAATCGGAACAGCCATCCAAAAAACAAAGGACAGCCGTATAAGGCGGCCGAAACTAAGAAAGGATGATACCCGATGGCAAAGAAAATCTATTTATCCCCCAGCAACCAGAACGGGAATAAATACGCGGCCGGAAACACAAACGAGATGGAGCAGTGCAACAAAATTGCGGCCGCGGCGGAAGCCGCCCTGAAACGGTGCGGATTCAGCGTCAAGCGCGCTCCAAAGGGGCAGGAAATGGGCAAATCCATCAGCGAAAGCAACGCCTGGAAAGCAGATTTGCATATCCCTATCCATACGAACGCATTCGACGGCAGGACTACGGGCGGCACGATGATTATGGTCTACAGCAACAGTGGGGAGAACGCAAAGGCGGCAAAGGCAATCAAGGCGGCGCTCGACCCGATAACACCCGGCAAAGACTATGCAATCCAGACACGCTCGGATTTGGCGGAGCTTCGGCAGACGGCGGCGATTGCAGTGTACTGCGAATGTGAGTTTCACGATACAAAGGAGGGCGCGTCCTTCATCATTGCAAACACCGATAAAATCGGTGAGGCAATCGCAAAGGGCGTGTGCGGCTATTACGGCGTGAAATACATAGCACCCGTAAGCACTGCTGCAAAGGCGAAGTATTACGTCCAGATTGGCGCGTATGCCGAAAAAAAGAATGCGGAAGCACAGGTAAAAGCGGCAAAAGAAAAAGGCTTTGACGCGTTTATCAAGGAGCTGTAGGGCGGTGACGCGGTGTCGAATGAAATTATCATAGCGCTCCTGTCGCTTGTCGGTACCTTAATTGGTTCAGGGCTGGGTGTGGTTGCATCCAGCCGCTTGACAAACTACCGTATCCAGCAGTTGGAAAAGAAGGTGGAAAAGCACAATTCCGTAATGGAGCGTATGGCTGTTGCGGAAAAGGAAATCAGGGTTGCCAATCACAGGATAGAAGATTTGGAAAGGAAGATGGAGCATGAATATTAACTGGAAGGTAAGGCTTAAAAGCGGGCCGTTTTGGTTAGGCTTGGTATCGTTGGTTCTTACCTTAATTTATACGCTGCTCAACATGGCGGGAATCGTGCCGTGTTTCGAGCAGAAGCAGGTGATGGACATTGCCGTCATGCTGTTACAGATTCTTGCGTTCATCGGTGTTGTGAGTGACCCGACGACGAAGGGATTAGGCGACAGTAAACAGGCAATGCGGTATAAAGAGCCAAAATAG